ATCCTCCGCTATCCAGACACATTCAGAGCCGCAACAAGCACAACAGGTTCACCAACGATTACTGTGGCTGGAGGCTTTAGGGTCTACCAATTCACAGCCAATGGCTCAATTACGTTCTAATCATGGAAACAACTGAGACAAAATTAGCCGTGCATGAAGCTGTCTGCCTTGAACGATACAACAGCATCGACCGATCCCTGCGCGATGGGGACAAGCGCATGACGAAGATTGAGTACCTCTTGTATGGGGTGATCGTGTGCGTGTTGTTTGGCCCCGGCGTTGCAGGCGAATTACTAAAAAAGGTTTTGGGGCTATAGCATGTGGGATTGGGTGGAAGCTATCGTAGCCGCCATCTCAATTCTTTTTTTTGTGGCGTTCTGCACTTACATGATTGCATGGGCTGGGATATGGTAAATGCGCTGGCTCATATTGTTACTGCTGTTGGGGCTAGTTGGAGCCGTAGCCAAGAATGGCTGTTACGTCCGCGAGTTCTATGGAATTGGTTTTACAGTCCACAATCCTATAGAGCGTCACACAGAAATGCTGGCGTGGTTAGAACGCAATGCACCTTATTGCAAGACAAACGACTATGTGATGATCTGGAACAACCTACCCAACTGGGCAGGAACTTCAGACACTGCGCAACTTAGAGGCGCGGTCATCAAAGGTTACACAGATGCACTTGATCGAGAGAAAAAATAATGGTTACAAAGAAAGTCCCAGCCAAAGTAGCGCCTGTTAAGCGACGAACAGCTACACCAAAAGTTGAGGTTGCTTCTAAGCCAGAAGCCAAAAAAGATGACAGTACCGTTGGCAAAGTAATTGGCTTAATTGAGTGGGTGGATAATCCTTTTAAACTGTTCACGGTCATCTTGCTGTCGTTCCTGTTTTTTGCGGGCTATTTTGCTTGGGATTCACGCACGGTCATTCTTAACGCCATCACAAATTCAAGCCATCAACCACAGCTTAAAGAGATAAAAGTGTTGGAACACGTTGCTGAAAGACTTAAGAAAGATTTAGAAGCTGAGACTGTTTTGGTTCACAAGGTAGCCCTTGTTGTAAACAGCAGGGTCACGCTACTTTCGTATGGCCCAAAGGGTCGAGACACTACTCTTGATGGTTACAACTCCACTCTGTTTGGCAAAGATGCTACCCGTAATGCCGCCGTCATTGCCATGATGAATGGCGAGGTGCATTGCGATAAGTTGGTTGCCTCTGGAAAAACATCGGACTGGGAGGAGAAACAAGGCGTAGGTTACATTTGCCGTGGCTCTATTCCTCCCGAAATGGGCGCGTTTGAGGGCTATGTCTCTGTTGGGTTTACCAAAGAACCCCAAGACCTTGGCGCTGTTAAGACTCGTATTAACCTAGCATCAACTGAAATGGCTAAATAACATGGCACAGTTTGAACCAGCTTTTGAGCAAATGATTACCGATGAGGGTGGCTACATCCTGCACAACGTCGAAGGCGACACTGGAGGCTCAACCTATGCGGGTATCGCTCGCAACAAGAATCCACAATGGTCTGGCTGGGCTTTGGTTGATAAGAAAGAGTTTGGTGGCTCCTTAACTGGCATGGTGCGTGAGTTCTACCGTACAGAGTTCTGGGACAAGATGCGTGGTAATGAAATTTCAAACCAAGAAATTGCCAACACCATCTTCAATTTTGGTGTCAATTCTGGCATGGGTATGGCTATTAAACTGGCCCAGCTAACCGTTGGAGCCACACCTGACGGCGGGATTGGCGCCAAAACCATCGAAAAGCTAAACGCAGTCACTGACGGACAGCAGTTCAAACAGGCATACGCCTTGGCTAAGATGGCTCGTTATGCCGAGATTTGCAACAAGAACAGGGCACAGTCCAAGTTTTTACTTGGTTGGCTTAACCGAACATTGAAAGGTCTAGCATGAGCTTACTAGCCGTTGGATCTATCATTGAAGCCGTGGGCAAGGTTGCTGGCGACCTGATAACCACTGACAAAGAGCGCATGGAGATGGAGATTGAGCAACGTAAGCTCGATCTTGAAGAAAAACGTATTGACCAAGCTACAGACTTAGCCCAGATCGAGGTTAACAAGATCGAAGCCTCCTCTAGTAGCGTGTTTGTCAGCGGCTGGAGACCTGCCATTGGTTGGATCGGTGTGGCGGCTATGGGGTACCAGTTTTTAGCCTACCCGCTGTTTCAGTGGGCGTGGAAATACTTGCAAGCTATGGGCTGGGTGCCTATTGGTATGGAACCTCCCCCAGTGCTAGAAGCTGACCAACTATGGGTCATCCTCTCAGGTATCTTGGGAATTGCTGGCATGAGAAGTTTTGAGAAGACTAAGGGCGTGGCAAGCAAGTAGCCTTGTCACAAGTTAAAAGGCAGATTAAAATGCCACAACGAATCTACGAGGTGAACGCATGACGACCGCAAGTGTTATGACCTATGACAGTTTGGTCGAGAATATCCAGTCCTATCTGGAGCGTACTGACACCTCCACGCTGGACAAGATCCCCTTGTTTATCATGCTCGCTGAGCAGGTTATAGCGTCTCAGATCAAGTTTTTGGGCAACCTAACAGTTAACACCAGCACCATGACCATTGGCGCTAACGTGATCGACAAGCCTGCTCGTTGGCACAAAACAGTGTCTATGAACATCACAGTATCTGGTGAGCGCCAGCCAGTCTTTAATCGTAGGTATGAGTACCTAAGAGAGTATTGGCCTGACCCCGCGGAAACGGAAGTTCCAAAGTTCTACTGCGATTACGACTACACCCACTGGATGGTAGCTCCTACACCTGCCGCGGCTTATGACTTTGAGGTTTTGTATTACGAACGCGTTCAACCTTTGGACAGCTCTAATCAGACCAATTGGTTCACCATCTACGCCCCTCAAGCACTGCTGTACGGGTCTTTGCTTCAAGCCATGCCGTTCCTCAAGAATGATGATCGCGTTCCTTTGTGGCAGGGTCAGTACAAGCTGATCATGGACATCTTGACGGCTGAGGACAAGTTGCGTATTGCAGATCGTCAAGCAATCGCTAACGACAGTTAAGGACAAACATGAGCTACAACTCACCATTCACAGGTAACGTCATTCAACCGACTGACGTTTCTTACCGTTCGGTTACGCTGAGCGCAAACACCCAGTTACAGTGGCCAATCAACGGGAACGCTACGGACGACTTTGCGGCTAGGATTATGGACGTTACCGCGTCTGCGTCTAGCCTTAGCCTGTACATGCCTCCAGCCAACCAAGCCTCTGTAGGTCAAGATGCGCTGATTCGTAACACAGGGGCTAATACCTTTACGGTCAAAGACTACGCTGGCGCCAACACAATCATCTCTGTTGCCGCTGGTCAGTCAAGATATGTCTACATCACAGCCAACCCTACGGTCACAGGCACGTGGAGCAACATCTCTTTTGGTACTGGAACATCCTCTGCCGATGCCTCTACATTAGCTGGCTATGGTTTGGTAGCAAGCGGTTTAACTTTAAATCAGAGTCATCCAGCACAGACTCTTGTGACTGCTGGAACTTTTGCTACAACAGATAGAGCACAAACTTCTGTTTGGACTGGTGGAGCTGGTACTTACAACCTCCCATCAGCTTCAACCATTGGAAACAATTGGTTCACGTTGTTTAAAAACAGTGGCACAGGCTCAATGGTCATATCAGCCGCTGACAACATTGATGGCGCAGGAACAAAGACCTTTGCTCCTAATGAGTCTGCTTTTATTGTTAGCACTGGTGTAACTTATTTAACCGTTGGTTACGGTGTCAGCAATCAGTTTTTCTACACCTCTTTGGTTAAAGCTGTTGTTACAGGGTCATACACTTTAACTTCAAGTGAAGCGGCAAACACCATTCAAACATACACAGGAACTTTGACTGGTAACGTGACGGTTGTTTACCCACCTGTGGTGAACTTGTACGTAATTAAAAACTCCGTAGTAGCAGGTGGTTATACACTCACTGTAGGAACTGGAGCGGGCACGTCTGTAACCATTCCCTCTGGTCAGCAGGTAACTTTGGCTTGCGACGGAACCAACTTTTTTAATGCCAACACATCTCAAGCTGGAACTATTACTACTGTCTCCTTAAGTGACGGTTCAGTTGGGGTTCCTGCGCTGAGTTACGCCTCTGAGGCAACTACAGGTTTATATCGTGCTGGAGCAGGGCAGTTTAATACGGCTATTTTGGGTGTTTTAAGGTCTACGCTTTCAGCGACGGGATTGACAATTGTTGGTGGCGTTGCTGGGACAACTGGAACATTTTCAGGTGCGGTTGTTGGTAGTACCACTGGAACATTTGGAAGTGGCGTTACTGGTGGTATTGCTGGGGGCACGTTCTAATGACCAAAAAGGTCTTTGCTCTTGACACCAAGCCGGGCATCCAGCGCGACGGTACAACCTTTGACGCGGACAGTTATCAAGACGGTCGGTGGGTAAGGTTTCAGCGTGGTCGCCCGCGCAAGATAGGTGGGTATAGGCAGATCACTGCTGGGATCTCAGGCCCCTCCCGAGGGATTTACGTTAATCCACAGCAGAGCTTTAACAACGTATTTAATGGGCACTCTAAAGGTTTGCAGGTTATTCCCATTGACAACAACGGGGTTGGCTCTGGCGTAACGGATATGACGTTGTCAAACTTTACGGCGTCTGACAATAACTTGTGGCAGTTTGATACGTTCTATGACGTGAGTGGGTCTGGGAATAACTTGTTGTTAGCGCACCCGGGGCAGTCCCTCACCATCATTGACAACAACGTGAACACTCCCGTTCTAGGTGGCAACATCACTGGTACCAGTCTATCTGCTATTGGCATATTCACCGCCTCTGTGTACTTGAACAGCACCACGACCATGTACTTGTCAACGCCTAACCTTCAGATCGGTGCTGGTCAATCCATCTCAGGCACAGGAATTCCTTCTGCTACTACGGTTGTCTCAACCGCCCTTTCCGTTACCGTTTTGAACGCTTTAGCCGTGACTGGTGTTGCTGGTCAATGTTCTTGTACGTCTACGACAGGACTCTACGTTGGTCAGACAGTTGCCGTTTCTGGTACTAACACTGGTACAGCAACAGGTATTACCTCTGGTGTGACGTACTTTATTATTGCAACTAACTACGCAACGACGTTTACCTTGTCTGCTTCATCGGGCGGCCCTGCGCTCACTACGACTGCTGGAACAACAACTGGTTTAGTATTTACCTTAAGTCAAATCCAGAATGTGGTAATTTCTGCCGCCGCAACAACGTCTGGTGCATCTACTATTACCTTTGACAACAACGTATCCGTCTCTGGTGGCGTGGTTTCCCTTCACCCTTATGTCTTCGTCTACGGCAACAACGGGTTAATTAGAAACTGCTCAGCAGGCAATACAAACGACTGGGTCTCTGCGGACGCCAATGAGGTCTCTGTAGCCACTGGAAAGATTGTCCAAGGGCTACCCGTCAGGGGTGGCTCTAACGCGCCTTCTGGGTTGTTTTGGAGCCTTGACAGCGTTATCCGCGTGTCATTTATTGGCGGTACAGGAACCCCTGCTCAATACTGGCGCTATGACTTGATCTCGTCTCAGTCGTCTATCCTTTCTTCTCAGTCTGTGATTGAGTACGACGGTATCTATTATTGGTGCGGTGTTGATAGGTTCTTACTCTACAACGGTGTGGTTAAAGAAATTCCTAACACCATGAACCAAAACTACTTCTTTGATAACCTGAACTACGCACAGCGCGAAAAGGTTTGGGTATCTAAGGTTCCGCGTTTTGGTGAAGTCTGGTGGTTTTACCCTCGTGGAACTGAAACAGAGTGCACTGATGCAGTTGTTTATAACGTACGTGAGAACATTTGGTACGACGCAGGTGAGGCTCTTGGAGCTCGTCGATCTGCTGGTTACTTTTCTCAAGTCTTTCACTACCCAACTTGGGCGTCATGGGAAACCAACGCTGTAGGTGGTGTAAACGCCATCACGTTAACCGCTGGTGGAACGACCTACACTAATGGAACCTACACGAACAAAGCTTTGACAGGTGGTAGCGGATCAGGTGCTACAGCTAACATTGTGGTGGCTGGCGGTATCGTTACCTCTGTGACGATCTTCACCAAGGGTAAGAACTACGTTGTTGGCAACACCCTATCTGCATCCCTTCCCGTAGGTTCTGGGTTGATCATTACCGTCACTCAGGTGGTTGACTTTGTGTCTTTGTGG